CGTATGGACATCGGTGGGGGGGGGAAGAGATTCTGAGACCCGCATGGTTTCTAGATTTAATGAGCTATGTGCCCGATTTTATTGACACTGTGGTGATACCGGGGCCGCGGCGCGATGACACTCTGTTGTGTTGATAACTCGGTTTTAATCAACAGAATATGAGGGTAATCCCACTTTAAAAACCGGTTATTTTAGATCGTCTAAGAGCTTCCTTCCGCGAGGGGAATTAATCGGTACCATTAGTTATTTTTTGGCGATTATATACTTTAAAAACCCAATAATAACGTTCTTTCTATTTTAGGGATTCAGATTTCTTTTTATTAATCTTGGTTTCTTTTTTACTTGACAACCTCATAACCCTTGGTTATACTTTGGCTAAAGTAATGAAAACACTATTGGGGAGCCAAAAAAAATGACTAAGAATGAGCGAAAGGCCGAGCTGGTAAGACGCGGGATCAGGGCGAAGGACATCATCGCCCACATGAAGCCGCGCCCGGTCAAGCCCAACACCGTTTATGTGGTCCTTAACGGGCACCAGCAATCCCGCCCGATCCAGGAGGCAGTAGCCGATCTCCTGGGGATCCCATTCGAAGAAGTCTGGGAAAAAGCAGCATAAATACCCCCCCTTTTATGGACTAAAGAAAAGGGTAGACAGATATGCTCTTTTTGTCAAGAAAAAAGAAGGGGATTATCGAGAAGAAACGGGCATGTCCGAATAAAACCGGGAATTTGGACATTTATTTGGACAAATTCGGACATGCTGCACATGGCAATTTATATAACGAAATCGGCTGGTTATCGATAAAAAGTTAAAAAAGGGGTGTCCAAATTATGGACGCCCAATTTTTTGTGACAAAAAAAACGAGGCGAATTGGCATGAAGCATACCAGGCCACGATACTCGATTGAAGAAAATATCGAGATCTTGTCGGGGGACGATATCCGGTGTTCTTTGGTAGTAGTCGATCACGATACCGGGGAACGTTTTTTCACGGCGGACCCGGCCGTATTGGCAGAGATATATTTGCGGCTATCTTTGTTTTTATGACCAAAAAAAGAGGGGAGAATTTATGTGGACGGGCACGGCTGGATGACGGTTGAAGAGGTGGCGGCGATGGAAGGGAAAACAAATAGGACAATCAGACGGAACATAAAAAAGTACGGCAAGACCCGTGAGGTCCCTTCGCGCGGGCGTAATGGCAAGACGACCCAGATCCACGTCTCATCTCTCCCCCCGGAGCTCCAGAAAAAATTTGTGGTCGAGCACGGAATCCATGCCGGCCATTCCATTATACCAAGCCTTTCCACTGAGGCAGCCCTAGTGGCCACCGAACAAGCGCTGCCCAGTAATATTGGTTTTCCCTCCGGGGCCCCGGAGAATGCCGGTGGAGGGAGACACGTTACCTCTCCTCTTCCCATTGTCTCTCCCGCCAACAACGGGGCCCCATCACCCCCCTATGTTTTACCCGCCGATATCCTCCGGGACGATCGTGTGGGGAGGATAGCGCGGTTCTGTGAGGGGGTCATGAGGCCGCCCAAGGGAATCACCAGGACCGCGCACCTCAAGGCCCTCTGTCTCCGGGAGGGGATCTCTTTGGCCACGGGTCACCGGTGGGCAAAGACCTACCACGAGAAAGGGCATGCCGGGCTCAAACATCGTAAATCCAACCGGGGGGAGCCCCGATCCTGGACGCCGGCTGCTATCGATTTCTGGGTCGGTCTCTGCCTCAAGAGGCCCCACCGCAAGCTCGATTTTGCCCCCCTATACGAGGCCCTGTGCATTGAGGCCCAGAAGCAGGAATGGATCATCGGCTCATATTCGTCGGCCCTGTGGTGGTACAGGAAGCGAGTTGTCCCACAATTTAAGGCTCTGCAGCGCGGAGGCCTCCGGGCGCTGGACAACCTGCTGCCGCCGGTAGTGCGGGATTATTCAGATCAGCCGCCCCTTAGTATTATAGTGGGAGACCAGCACCGGTTCGATTTTTGGGTGCAGGATGATGAGGTAGGCACCGTTTTTAGACCGGAAGGCTACTTCTGGCAGGACCTCAGAACCCGCTGCTTTTACGGCGGCGCCGTGGCCAAGAAATACGATGCGCAGCTCATGGGCCTGGCCCTGCGCATGGGGATGAAAGTCTTCGGGCCGTTCGGCTCGATCTACACGGACCACGGCAGGCCGGAGGAGTCCAAATACATCATGGGGATCCTCAAAGAGATGCGCGCCCTGGGCCTGGAGGCCCGACAAACCGAGGACATCTACGCGGAGCTTGATGGGGTGGATCCCGAAGAAATGCACTGCCTCGTTTCAATGCCGGGAAGTCACATGAAAGCCGTGGTCAGAAACGCCAAGGCCAAGATGATCGAGGGGACGTTCAGGGAGCTGGAGCGGATCATGCGCAACGTCCTCAAGGTCCCCGGCCATGTCAAGGATATCAAGGCCCTCCAGGAGGAGCAGGAGGTCGACCACAAGGAGATCGAGCGGCTTGCAGCAGCAGGAAAGCTATTGACTTTCCGCGAGTTCGTCCTGGCCTGGCTCAAGGCGATGGATTATTACAACGCTAAAAAGGTCCACCGTGGCGTGCTCAAGGAGTGGGCGTGGAAGCCGCGGCCAAAGCAGGCCACGCCCATGCAGTGCCTTGCGCAATGCTATCTGGCCGGCGAGTGGAAGCCGGTCCAGGTATCCGAGCAGCTGATCGACATGGTTTTCCTCAGAAGGACCACTAGGGTGGTGGACCGGGGGAGGATCTGGCTCAACAAGATCTGCTACGAGGCCCCCCAGGGCGAAGGGGAGCGCGAGCTCGCAGCCTTGACCGGCCAGCGGGTGAGCGTGCGTCACGAACATCCCCTGGATCCCAGTTATGTTCTCATTTTTAATGGAGACACCTTTGTTTGCGAGGCCAGGCCGGTTGAGCCTTCATCCATGAAGAATAAAGAACTGGCCCGGCGCAAGATCGCCCAGAAGCGCGCCCTGCGCCGGCAGTTCCTCGATGAATACCGCGCCCTTACCTCGCGAGTCCCCGATTTTATCCAATATAGCCAAGTTCCCGATGCCGAGAAAGCCGCCGCGATCGTGGGGCGCAAACGCAGACAGCAGGCCCTCAAGGAGGCCGAGCGCCTACGCCCACAGACAGCAGAAGAGTTGGCTGCCAAGGTGGAGGAGATGGAGCAGCGGCTCTTACCGCGCAGGCCGATCTTTCAGTCCGAGATCGAGCGGTACCGGTGGATTTTGGACGAGCAGGCACGGGGCAACCCCATATCGGAGGAGGATGCGGCCTTCGTGGCACAACAGGAGGCGGGGATGAAACCCGAGACCTTAAAATATTGGGATGTCTACAAGGAAGGGATTGGACTTATACCAACAACGGCAGAAAGAGAGGGTTCATCGTGAAAGACGCATTTGTACCCACGGACAATTATCAGAGGTTTGCGGAGGTGTGTGAGGCGTGTATGTCGGACGCCCACGGGATGGAGATGGTTGCGGTGAAGGGGAAGGCAGGGCTGGGCAAGACCACCGCTGCCGAGCGCATCGCGGTGGAGAACCCGGATGCCCGCTTCGTGCGGTTCGAGGAGGGGATGACGCCGCTCGGCCTGCTCAAGGAGGTTACCTTTGTGTGCACCGGGGAGCGCCCGTTTTTCTGGCGCAAATGCAAGGAGCTGCTCACTCCAGAGCTTGTGCGCCGCAGGGTCCTGTTGATTGTGGACGAGATTGACCGGGGCGGGCTGCGGCATCTGAATGCCCTGCGCGACCTGCACGACCTGTTCTCCGTGGCGGTGGTGATGATCGGGGAGGAGCCCTTGCTGGGGATGCTCCAAAAGGAGCGGAGGCTGATCTCGCGCACGCGCAAGATTATTACCTTCGAGCCGGTGGTGCAGAGCGACGTGATCTACTTTTTCCGCACAGCCGTCGGGCAGAGCCTTGATCCCGGCCACGCGGCGCAGCTCACCCGGCACAGCGGGGGGAGCTTCCGCCAGGTGGTCTCCGACGCCCTGGCTGCGGAGCGATATTTGAAGGTGAACGGGTTGAAGAAGATCAGCGATGAGGTGGTGAAGGCGATTTGCGGGAATGGGGTGCCGACTTAATGGACCGCCCCGCAGCTCATAAAAATTCGCTGTGGGGTCACCCCGTCCTCAGGGAATCCCCTCTTGTACGGACGGGGAGAGAGCGACTTGAATGAGCCATAGACCTAAGACTGGGCTCACAGCCAAAATTCGGAAGCATATCAGCAAGATCGATGGGCCATTTTCTGCCTGTGTGGCGGCGCGGGAGCTCGGCGTCGGGATCATACGGTTCTATCACGTGCTGGGGTTCATGCGGCAGCGCGGGGAGGTTGAGAAGGTCAAGGGCAAGCCCGGCTGGCATGAATACCGGGGGGCGGAGCTCAGCAAAAAGCCGTCGGAGGCCCGGCCCCGGCTGTACAGGGCCATGTATGTGAAGATCAGGTTCTCCGTGCGGGAGATCGCCATGCTGGCCGATACCTACCCCGAACTCGCCCGGTACCAGGTGGATCGGCTTTTGCGGACCGGGGAGATCGAGCGGATCGGGCGGCAGAGGCTGCCGGGCAGAAGGCCAGAGGCGGTGTATCGGGTGCGGGATCGAGACAAATTCTTTCTCGATCACGTACGGCCCCCTAAAGGGGGTGACCGCAATGGAGAAAACTGATGGTCGGCCAAGATGAGTTTTTTTTGAAGCATGTACGTAGTGGCAGCCCCGCATCTCCAAAAGAGTCGATGCGGGGTGCCTCGGCCCGAAAGGTATCCCCTGTCGCTACGGCGACATCCCGGTTTCCTAAATGTAAATGTAGGAGCGGGACTGTTAACACGGGCCGACGCAGAGGCTGACCATATGAGAGCTATCGCTGGACAAAATAGAAAACAGATCGACCCTCGGAGCGTCCAGGGGCAACGGGCTGGCTTGTTGGCCAAGATCCACGTGGCGGTAAAGCGGCTGGGGATCGACGACGTTACCTACGAGGATATCCTCCGGGAGCAGTACGGGGTGGCCACGGCTAAGGCCCTGTCCATTAAAGAGATGGAGCAATTGGTCTCATTTTTTATTGATTTGGGCTGGGTGCCGGTCCGGCGCCAGAAGCATGGCCCCTCGCAGATAGCGGCCTTGCAGGAGAGGATCTGGCAGCTCACCGATGAGATCCCGGACGGAAGGAAGCAGCTACCGAGCCTGTGCAAGACGATCCTGGGTACCGAGGCGGTGGCGTGGTGTAAGGACTGGCAGAAGCTCACCCGCCTAGTGGCGGTGATGGAGAAGATTAAACGGCGGTCCCGCGACGGCGACCCATGCTGACGCAGGGTGCCCCTATCAAAAGGAGTTTGAGGATGGGCAGATATATCAAGAACCGCAGGAATTGGCCGAGGCCTCCGCAAAAGAAGAACCGGGAGCTCGTCTATCTGCACACCAGGATCGGCGGAGAGCATACGATCGTGATCTCCCGGCGCCTCCTGGAGGAGACAAAGGATATGCCCTTTGTACGACGGCTCGATCGGATTTCGGCGATCACCGGCCAGCCGACCGAGGTATTGAGAGACGTAATTAAGGCATAACAAAGGGGCCTGGTGTGGGCCAGGCCCCAATAACCACAAGGAGCGTCGCCCCCCGCTGATGCGGGATGACCGATCACGGAAAAAGGAGGGCCAATGACAACTCCCAAGGAACATGATGGCAGAGAAGGGCGAGGACGCCAAGAAGTTACTTCCGCCGAGCAGGAGATCACAAGCTGGATCCGCAATATTCTCAAACAATATGAGCCGGGGGATGAAATCTCGGCAAAATTCCTTTACGCCAAGCTCTTTGCCCATCCGGAACGCTACGGAGCCCCGGGCGTTTATGGGCTGCCTAAACTCGACAAATTTGAGCAGGTCTGCCGCGCCATGTTCTTTACCAGGACCGAAGGGGGGGAATTGATTGTCCGGGTGCAATAATGGCCCCGCTTTGCGGGGTGGCTACTTTTAGAGAAAACGGGCAGTGACCTAGAGAGGTGTGAAATGGCAAAAAAAGAGGTTTGGGAGGTCGAGATCGGGTCCCTCAAGCATGAGGGAGAGCTCCACCAGGAATATCGCATTTTTGCACATTCGGCGGCAGAGGCAGAGGCCAAGGGGCTTGCCCTTGCCGAAAAGGGTGGTTTGATAAAACAGCCTTACTGCCGCAGGGCCGAGTTTCTATTTTATGTCGGGGCATGAAGATGAAAAGTCCGCTAGATAGGGACATCGACCACCTTCAAGAGGAGGTGGTGGGGTCTTTGTCCCCGGAAGGGGTTGTTGCGGTGGCAAAACAGGTCTTTGACGGGCGGGGCGAGGCATGGCTGTCCATCCCCTTTGTCTACAATGAGATCAATGCGCATCCGGAGCGTTATGGAATACAGAAAGAGCAGCTACCCTTGCTAAACGATTTTTCCGCTATCTGCCGCAGCGGGGCCTTTGATATTGATCGGGTAGGCGACCAGATCCTTATCCGGCCCAGGAAGGAGAGCCAGAGATGAGATTTATTGATGCCTTACTGGAGACGGCGGCCCTAGGGATTATCTTTCTTGCCATCGTATACGGCATCCTGGCCCTGGCGGCCTGGTGTTTGAAAGGCTTAATGCTTGCACCATAAATATGGTTGATGCCTTTCGATATAGGCCATCAAAGCATGCCGAGGGGCGGGAGCGCCCCTCGGCAGCCGAGCGGAGACATCACAAGAGACGGAAGACCAAAATGCGCATGGCTAAGGAATCAAGAAAGAAAAATAGGTAGCCCCGCATCGCCCAAAAAGGCGATGTGGGGTCACCCCGCCCGTAGGGTATCCCCTATTATAGCGGGTGGGGAGAGAGGAGAGTCACATGAACAAGGCAGAGTTGGTGGAAAAGTACAGTGAGGAGATGGGGTGCCCCAAGGCCGAGGCGGAGCGCGCGGTGGATGCAGTATTCAACCTCGCAAAGCAGGCGCTGAAGAAGAGGCAGTTGGTCAAGATCGCCGGGTTCGGCACCTTCGCCGTGGTCAGGCGCAAGGCGCGCAAAGGGCGTAACCCCAGCACCGGCGAGGAGATCCGGATCCCCGCAAAGAAGAAGCTCGCATTTAAGGCGAGCAAGGCATTCACGGAGCAGCTGAATAGCTAAACTGCGGTAGCCCCGCACCGCCGAAAAGGCGGTGCGGGGTCACACCGCCCGCAAGGTATCCTCTTCCGGACGGGCGGCGAGAGTGAGGTAGGGGATGATCAAAGACGACAACAATGACCTGGAATGGTTTGAATATACCCTCTTGGAGATCCTGCGAGCGCACCGGGGCAGGGAGCAGGCCATCCACAAAAGGCAACTCCTGCGGGCTTTTAAGAAGGAAATAGTAGGGGGCGAACGGGGACTGCGCAAGGCCATTAAACACCTAGTAATCAAGCATGGCTATCCCATTGGCTCCTGCCCTGACGGCTACTTTTGGGCCGTCACGCCCAAAGAGATCGAGGACGTAGTGGGATATTACCGCTCCTACGGCCTGAGTTGCCTGCGGGTGGCAGCCCGGCTGCAGAAGATACCCCTCAAGATCATGCTGGGGCAGTTGACTTTCGACGCAATGTTTGGGAAGGGGCGGGGTGAAGAGTGACAAAAAAAGGCGACCAATCATTGTTTATCTGTGAACAGGTGATTAAATGCCCTTGCTGTGGGAAGCTGATAACTCCCGATAAGAAACCAGGACATCATTGCTTCCGGCAATATCTGGACGGGGTTGATAAAAAACTGCACTCGCTGGAGAAAGCTGAGCACGTTAAGCACCGAGGGGTATTTGTATCGATGCTGGGGTTTTGACACACCTTGAATTATACGATCCCGCTAATGCGGGACGACTGCAATCATAGAAAACAGGAGGTGAGCCGTGCCACGTCAAAAACCGAAACACATTGAGGTCGTGATGAGGGACCTGGGGGCTGTGGATCTGGCCCTCAAGGAAATTGGAGAGGTCAACCGGCGCATCGAGGCCATTACTGCGAATATGAACGAGGAGATTGCCAAGAGTAGGAGCCGGGCAGAGGTAGATATCGCCCCGCTGCAGGCCCGGATCCGGGCGCTGGAGACCGGCATGGAGGCTTTTGCGATCCAGCACAAGGAGGAGCTTTTCAAAAAGGCCAAGACCAAGAGGCTCAACTTTGGAGAGATCGGATTCCGGCAATCCACCAAGATTACCGTCTCCAAAAATACCCTAGATCGACTCATCGAGATGGAGGCGGACGATGCCATCCATACCGTGCGCCGCCCCAACAAGGACGTCCTGGCAACGTGGGACGATGAGGAGCTGCGCGAGGTCGGCGCCAAGAAGAAAACGGAGGATGTCTTCGGGTACAAGGTGAAAGAAGAGGCGATCGAGGAGCTGGTGGCGTAAAAGGAAATGCCAACTTATCAATATAATTGTGAGGTCTGTGGGGAGGAGGGGCGAGCCTGGAGGCCCAAGGACCAGCCGCCAAAATATTGCTCCAGGGAATGCACGGCCCGGGGCATGGCCGGTAATCGACGGAGAGTGCGCTGGCCCATCACCCCAGAGATCCACGAGCAGATCAAAAAGACGTACCAGGCCATGACGGGCAACGGCGAGGTCGCCTCCCTGGCTGCCCGCCTGGGCTATCCCCGCTGGACGATAGCACGATATGCCAGGAGCCAGGGGTGGGTTGCCACGCAATTAAAGGAGCCCAACTGGAGCGACCAGGAATGTACTATCCTGGAAAAAAGGGCCTACCTTTCACCCGAGAGAATACAGATCCATTTAAGAAAGGCCGGATTTTCCAGGACCGTCACGGCCATAGTACTCAAACGTAAACGCATGCGGTGGCCCAAAAATCTAGGCGGGATGAGCGCACATCAGCTGGCCGAATGCCTGGGGGTAGACCCCCACTTTGTTACCCGGGCAATCAAAGATGGAAGGCTACGGGCCACCATGAGAGGTACCCACCGGACCGCGAAACAGGGCGGGGATATCTACTTCATCAAGGACAAGGCGATAAGGGCATACATCGTTGAGAACATTAACGAGATCGATATCAGAAAAGTCGATAAATTTTGGTTCGTGGACATGTTAACGGGATAGGAGGATCGATGGCCAGCATCAAGTCCAGGGTCAAATTCTTCGGGCCGGGGACGCCGGAGGAGCTGGAGGAAGAGATCAATGGGTGGTTCGATGAGCAAGACAAATGGTTCAGGGTAACCGAGGCTACCTCTGCACGACATACGGGGGTTGCGATCGACACAAGAATCATCATGGCCGTTTTTTATGAGGAGCTGGTGCCGTGTAAAGATGAGGATTCGCCCCGCGTTGCGGGGTCCTCACCACATGAGAAAGCGGGCGGTGGAGGAGAGGGTCGCAAATGAGAGCGATTGCACGGGCCATAGTGTTGGGATTGGTCGCAATTTTTATTGTATCGGTGATCCTATTGGCCAGCGAGTGCTTGTGGTGAAATCGGCGATTCTGAGAGGCATATTCGGGTGCGCCTGGTGCATGGTACCCCTCGGCGCTATCACCGGCGATTGGCTTGGGGCGGCACGTCTCTCTCTGGGCCTCACCCTGTGGATGATCCTAGGTTGGCTAGTATATGACTGGGCCGGAAGGACCATCCGCATGGCGGCCTGGCGACGGCAAATAAGCAAGACGCTTAAAAGGAGGCATTGGTATGGGTTGTAAAAAGGGTGCTGTTATTAAAAAGGCTATCAAGCAACATGCGCCGGGGGCTATGGTCTTCGGGTTCGTGCTGCTCTTGATGGGGGTTATAGTAGTTGGAGCGATCCTGATCGTGCAGAACATCGAGACCAAACTGCTCCTGGACCGGCTAGCCGAGCGCCAGGGGCGCATTGAGGAGCGGCTGGAGCAGCTTACGCCGAAGCGGGACGTCGACAATATGGCCTGGCGGTTCGAGCGGATGCCGTGGTTTTCGTCCATCGATGCGGGGGTGATCACGCTCACAATTTACCGTTGCGCCCTCGAACATGGGCTGCCGCCGCGCCTGATAGAGGCCATGATCGTGATCGAATCCTATCGCAACCCGAAGGCCGAATCGCACAAGGGGGCCAAGGGGCTTATGCAGCTGATGCCCTGCCATTTGGCCGAAGGAGAAGACCCCCATGATCCAATCCTGTCCATCGAGAGAGGTGCGGCGTATTTTGCGCAATGCCTGCGGGAATGCGGGAATGATTTTGCCTGCGCCCTGTTGAGGTATAATGGCAGCGATCCCGCCAACCCATACAAGGAGAGCATCGCATATGCCGAGATGGTGCAGGGGCATTGGGAGAGATTTACACGGTGAACCGCAAAACCGCCCTGGCAGCTATCCATATTGCCCCGCCTTGCGGGATCACTCCCGTTGGAGAGAACATAAGGTGACCGACCGTAACTCCGCCCTGGCAGCCATCCACATCGCAAAGAAGGATTTGGGCATGGAGGATGAGGTCTACCGTGCGTTTCTCCAGGAGCACACAGGCAAGAGCTCGGCCAAGGAAATGAATCCCAAGGAGCACATCAAGGTGATCCGGGCGTTTGAGGAGAAGGGGTTTGTACGTAAACGCAGACAATACGACAAAGAAGCTTATATAAGGCTCATTAAGAAGCTATGGCATCAAGTATCTCGTGCCAATGATGAACCGCTGGCCCTGCGCAGACGGATATTTAAATACCACCACGTAACCGAGTTGGAACAGCTCTCCATCGAGCAACTCCGGGAGATCTATGCCGACCTCCAGCGAGCATGCCGGGGATGGCGGCGGTGGTAGAAAAGACAAAGACCGATGACCAACCATCAGTGGGCAATAAAGAAATAATGCGACGATTTACCTGCCAGGGATGCGGCAGGCATTTGTTTAAGTATGTGGGGAAATTTGAGATTGTCAAGGTTCGCTGCCGACGATGTGGATTTTATAATGTATTTCGAGGGGACAATGGGACTTGACAGCGCCAAAGGTTATGTTATTATAATTATTGGCAATTAAATATTGAATTTTGAGCTGGCCCTAGTTGGCCCGATTCCCGAAAGGGATCGGGCCTTTTATTTTGAAGAAATTTTGACATCCCCGCTGAGCGGGGCCACCCCTGTCGTCCCGCACCGCAACAAAGAATATGGGAAGCGGGATGTCACAAGCGACAGAGAACGCGGAATGTTGGCGGCATTTGATCTTGCCTTTTCAGAGACCCTTGGTTTTGAGGGGGGATATTCTAATGATCCCGACGACGGGGGTAATTGGACCGGCGGCAAGGTGGGCATGGGGGAGCTCAAGGGGACTATGTATGGGATCAGCGCCGCACAGTATCCCGACCTCGACATCCCCAATCTCACCCGCGAGCAGGCCAAGGCAATCTATTATCGCGATTACTGGCAGCCACTCAAGCTCGATAGCTTTGTTAACCCCCAGGGGGAGCCCGCTTCGATGCGAGGCGAGCGTATCGCGCGGGAGATTTTCGATACCGCCGTCAATATGGGGGTGCGGGCGGCGGCCTATATCGCCCAGCGGGCAATCAATTTTCTCGGGGAAGAAGTCAAAGAGGACGGGGTGATGGGAGCGCAGACATTGGAGGCCCTCAGCAAACAGTGCGTCAAAGATGCTGAGGCCCTATTCAAGGTGCTCAATGGATTTCAGTTTATGTATTACTACAGGATCATCACCAGGGATCCCGACCGGCGCAAATACGCCCGCGGGTGGATGCGGCGGATTCAAGGATGGAGCAAAGGATAAGATCATGAAAAGACTGTATTTTTTAATCTGGTTGACGGTAGCGGTCTTTTTAATCACAGGGGGCATCAGGGCTCAGGAACCTGCACCCCTTGGGCCGATTATAGAGAAGTGGTCCGGGAGCCCCACTACCCCGATCATGCCGGTTGATTTTGACGGCGACGGTCAAGAAGATTTTTCCATGCTGGCAATTGACGATTTGGCCACCCCATCTTCCCCCGATGCAGCGTTGTTCGGCACGCCGGTAGAGGGGCGGATCTGGGCGGTGATCGAGTGGCAAGAAAGCCGGTGGGAGATCGTGTGGTTCGATCCTGAAGCCCCACAGGCCTGGATCGAGTGGTTAAGGGAGCAGATCCGTCCACGGGAGGCGGTGGAGGAAGTGGGGGTTTAACTTAAACAGCCCCGCATCGCCGAGAAAGGCGATGTGGGGTCACACCGCCCGCAAGGTATCCCCTATAAGACGGGCGGAGAGAGAGGTGTGAGATGATATGCATATTGTTTATCGGTGGAGCCTTGGTGATCGGGGTTCTTGCCGGATTTTTCATCGGCAAGTACGTCGAGGTTAAGAAACAAACCATCGGATGATGGTTAAGGGCCAATAGGCCAGCTAAGGGGCCCCGCCTCGGGGCGGGGCCCCATTGGATTACACTGGAGGCTATATGTTTTTAAAAATTGCCTTTTTTCTTGGGGTACTTGAGCCAGATGCCGCACCAGCGAGACTGAGCACCAAGTTTCAAATAATGTCTGCTGCCACGATCGCCCTTTTTTGCGGGAAGATCAGCGACGTAGTCTGGGCGGGCCTTGCCGGCGGCTACATGACGGCGCGACTCATCAAGGGGGCAATCGAGAAAAAAAATGGCAAAACTACTGAAGTGGGCTAAGCGTATCGGCATCTTTTTGGCCGGACTAGATGGGTTCCTGTTGGCCCTGCTGTTGATGGGTGTGGGCAAGGGGTACATCAAGAAGGCTGACAAGGCCGAGGCTAAGGCGAAGGAAAAGCTTGGGCGCGCTGATCTGATTGAAAAATATATCCAGGTGCTCAAAAAGCAAAACAGGTTCACTGATGAAGAGATCGCTGCCGAACGCAAGAGGATCAAGGCGATCAAGGATTTAGAGGTGTTAAAAGATGAATTTACGAGACTTGGCTATTAAATCCTTTACTTTTAAATCCTTTACTTTAATAGCCCTGGGGCTTTTCCTCCTGAATGGTGGATGTGCCTCAGCCCTCCTGGGGGGGAGGGCCGAGGTCACCTCGCCCCCAAGGACAACCCTTTTGGGAAAGGGCGAGGCGACTGTACTCCCTCAAATTATCTTTGAGGTACCTCCTGAAAAGCCTCTTGCGAAAGAGGTCCTCAAAAAAGGGCAGACTGCCCCTGGGGACGGCCTCTGGTTTGATGAAGAATCGGCCAAGATCATCCTGGGGGACCTCGCCGAGTACCGCCAGCTCAAGGTCAAGGTTCAGATTCAGGAGCAGATCATAAAGGCATACGGGGACCAGGCGCAGCTGTTGCGTGAGGCTAATGATTTACAGGCCCAGGCCAACCAGGAGCTGCGCAAGGAGATTGAGTCACAGCGGAAATGGAGCACGATTAAAAACTGGGCGTCCGTGGTGGGCGCCGTGGCCGCCTTCGCCCTCGGTATCTGGGCGGGGAAGTGAGGTTATGGTGGATCCGATAGACGTGCCGGCATTGCTCAAGGTTCTCACCCTCACCCTCGATGCGCTCAAGATCGTTGGGGTACCGGGGATCGTTGCCTTGATGTTTCTTTATCCCACGCTCGTCACGGTTTTGTGGGTCACGCATGAACGCCAGGTCCGCAAGATCCTCACCCGCTATAAAGAGGATGTGGATAAAGTAAAGACCATGTACGAGCGCAATGTCTCTCTCGTACAAAAATACGAGACCATAGCAGGCAGCCTTATGGATGTCGTCAAAATGAATACCCAAGCCATCACACGGCTTGATGAACGATTAGGGGGGAGGGTTAAGGTATGAGCTATCGGTTGCAGCTTGAGGGACTCCTGGGGGAAAAGCGCCTAAAACTCAAAGAATTAGTTATCCAGGCCGATGCCGAGGTGAGGGATATCCATTTCGCAGCCAGTCCTCATATCCCCGTGCAGAATATAGATGCCGACGGGATCCTGGCCCGCGCCCAAAATCTTAAAAAATATATCGATCAGATTAAGAAGGTCGCCGAAGAGATCGAGAAGATTGAGGCGGACCTGGGGAAAGAATCGGATGGCTGAACAATATGATTTTGCCACCCGAGACCTGTGCCGGCAGTGCTACATCTACCGCGGCCAGACGTATGAGGAGATTGCCGAAAAGACCGGCGTCTCCCCCTCACAGCTCAAGCGCTGGGGCAAGGATGAGCACTGGAAAGAACAGCGCGACGAATACGTCAACAGCAAATCCAACAACCTCACCCGCCTGATGAATGTGCGCGAAAATATCCTCAAGACCCTGGAGGCCGAGGTTAACCCCAACACCGTGCATCAGCTCTTGGGGGGATACAGGCAGGCGAGCTCTATCATCGACGCACAGCTCACCCCAGGGGGCGGGGAGGTGGACCGTCCGGCCATCTTCCTGCAGGATCTGCGCTTTATTGCCGAGGAGCTCGCAAGAATTGATCCCAAAGGACTGGCCGTGATCGATAAGAATTTCGATGCCCTGATTGAGGCATTCAAAGAGAGTCATCCGTGAGGAAAAGGCCGAAGCTTACAGAGACCCAATTCGACCGATTCGCGGGCGAGCTGCGCCAGTGGATCCGGGAGAGCGTATCTCCCTTTGAAGATGATACACCCCAAAAGCAGGCTGAGCGCAAGGGGCGCGCTAAATGGGATCGCCTCTTTTTCTTCAAGACCTATCTGCCACATTATTTCTTCAAAGACTTTGAGGATTTTCACGAGGAGTGGTCGGATTTTGCTGACATCAGAGATCTCCCCGTAGGGGTGGGGGCGCCGCGCGAGCATGCCAAGTCTACCTTTTTTACTTTCGGCGTGCCGATGCACGACATCTGTTTTGAGCTGCGGCACTTTATCATGATCATCTCTGATACCAACGACCAAGCCACGGGCTTCACCATGCCCATCCGGATAGAGCTGGAAGAGAACCCCCGCATCATCCACGACTTTGATAAGTTCAAGGGCCGCACCTGGCGGGACAATGATTTCACTACCTCCAACGGCATCAGGGTCCTGGCTCGGGGCAGGGGAGAGAAGGTCCGGGGTTTAAAAAACCGCCAGTACCGCCCGGATCGGGTAATCATTGACGACCTGGAGAACGACAAGAATGTCAAGAATCCCCGCCTGGTCAAAGAGGGACTGGATTGGCTGCTGCAGGCGGTGCTCGGATCGCTTGCCGACGGCTTCTCCATGCTCATGGTGGGCAACCTCTTTGCCCCACGGTCGGTGCTTTCCCAGATCATCTCAGCCAAAGATGAGGAGGGTAAGTCCCTCTACAAGACCAAGGTGTACGACTGCTATCGGGAAGACGGCTCGCCCCTGTGGCGAGAGCTGTGGCCTGAGGAGCGCTTGGAGCGGCGCCGGAGGCAGATGGGTACGGTTCGCTTTAATAGGGAAATGCGAAACCGCGTGGGGGCGGAGGAGTCCCCTATCAAGGAGGAATGGATCATTTACATCCCTCGCATCGAGATTTTGGTGCCTGGGCAGTGGGTAACCGCGGCCTTTTTGGACCCGTCGGGGAAGAAGGACGAGCAGAACGACTACAAGGCCATCGTGTGCGTGGGGCAGGAGCGGGGCAAGGACACTATCGAATGCCTGCACGCCTGGATCCGGCACGCCACGGTCAACTCTATGTGGGAGGCGGCCTGGAATATCTGCGGCGAATATAATTGCGCCCTGGGAGTGGAGATTAACATGTTTGAGGATTTCCTGATTGATTCCTACAAAAACTATGCCGAAAAAGTCAAACATTATATCTACTTACAAAAGGTTCGCCACGCTACGGACAAGATCGCCAGGATCATCAACCGGATTGCGCCCCTGGCCGAATTCGGCAAGATCAGGTTTCAAAAAGGACACTCGGACCAGGAGCTTTTGATCGAGCAGCTCATCTACATTATGGATGAAAATGTTAACGATGATGGCCCTGATGCCCTTGCGGGCGCACCCGGCAGGGTGCCGGGGGGGGTGGGGGAGATCGAGTTTGAATCCACGGGCGAGCAAAGAACAACTGCCGGTGCGGCGATGGAAAGATTTTTAAGGGCCTGATATGCCGAGAAATCAACAGAAAACGAGACCAACCACCGACGAGATCGCTACTGCGGGGAAGGATATTGATATCTTTGTAGGGTGGCTCAAGCGGCTTGAAAATCCCGATGTAGTGCTGCGCACCGAGGCCGGGGGCAAAGGGATCAAGCTCTATGACGAGGTGGAGCGCGACGCCCACGCCGGCGCCGTGTTGCAGTCCCGGGCCCTGTGGGTAGTCGAGAAGGAGTTGGAGGTTCTCCCCGCTGCTACCGCGCCCAAGATCGGCAGACAGGCAAAGGTAACCCAGGAACAACGGATCGCCGATTTTGTAGCCGATGTACTCAAAGAGTGTAATTACGATCAGGCCTGCCAGGAGCAGCTCAAGGGGGTACTGTACGGCTATTATCCCGCCGAGGTCATGTGGGACGCCTCCGAGGGGGACATCTGGATCAAAAAACTCGTGGGAAAACATCCCCGGCGCTTCTGCTTTACCCCTGAGCGCGAGCTCAGGCTTCTGACCCCGCAAAATATGATTGAGGGAGAGGAGGTGCCCCAGCGCAAGTTCTCGGTCTTTACCTACGGTTCCACGGACAACCCCTATGGCAAGGGGCTGGGGCAGAGCCTATGGTGGCCCGTGTGGTTCAAGAAAAACGGGATCAAGTTCTGGGCGATCTTCCTGGATAAGTTCTCCATGCCCACGCCTGTGGGCAAATACCCACCGGGAACGGGCAAGCCAGAACAGGACAAACTGCTCGCCGCTATTGGGGCCATCCAAAAGGAAACCGGTATCACCATTCCAGTGGACATGGTAATTGAGTTCCTGGAGGCTTCCCGCAGGGGCGACGCTACCTACCTCCAGTTCTGCGAATACTGGGACAAGCAGATCTCCAAACGCGTGCTCGGGCAGGTGGCCACTACCGAGGGGACGCCAGGGAAGCTCGGGGAGGAAAAAGGGCAAAACGAGACCAGGGATGACGTGGGCAAAGCAGATGCGGATCTCTTGTGCGCCTGCCACAATGAGAGTTTTGTGAGATGGCTAGTGGATTACAATTTCGGCCCCCAGAAGGCCTACCCCAAGATCTGGCGTCGGTGCGAGCCGGAGGAGGACCTCAAGGCCCTGGCCGAGCGCGATAAGCTGATCCTGGTGGACATGGGGATGGGCAAGCGGGTGCCCGAGTCCTATATCGCCGACACCTACGGGGTCCCCTTGGCGGAAGAAGGGGAGCCGACGTGTTCTTCGCCGACCGGGATACAAAAGCAAGAATCCCGCGAAGCGGGACCCGGGGCTCCTGAATTTTCAGAAACAAAGAATCCTGGGCTTCCCCCTGATCAGCAGGCATTGGACCGAATGGTGACGGCGGTCCTCAAGAGCGCACCGGAGGCGATCAGGGGGCTTTCAAAACCTATCCGGGGGGCCATCGAGAAAGCCAAGACTTTTGAGGAGATTCGATCCACGCTCGCCGCTACCTTCAGCGAGATGGATCCTGCGCAGCTCGAGGACCTGCTGGCCCGCTCTATTTTAGCCGCCGAGCTTTGGGGCAGATATATAGCAGGGTCCGAGGGGCCAAGGGGTTAAATGAAATGCCGAATGGTTCTTTGCCCATAGACCTCGCTAAATTGGAGCTTAAGCCCCTCCCCCTTGGGGAGGCGTTGGAATACTGGCGCGACAAAGTCGCCATGACGCCGGAGGAGTTCTATGCCCTGGCAGCCGAGGCCCGGGCCAAGGCCTTTACCGTCACCGGTATCGCCAGGATGGACATGATCGAAGATGTCAAGGCCGCCCTGGATACGGCCTTGGAGCAGGGCATTACGCTGCGTGATTTTAAAAAGATGATCGGGGACGTGATCGAGGCTGCGGGCTGGCCCGGGTATCGGGTGGCCACGATCTTCAATACCAATGTCCAGGGCGCCTACAACAACGGTAGATATGCACAGCAGATCGATCCTGACGTGCTCGAGCACCGCCCGTGGTGGCAATTTCTCCACACCCCGGGGCAGGCTAATCCACGCCTTGACCACATGGCGCATGACGGGGAGGTCCGCCGGGCCGACGACCCTTGGTGGGATGTGTGGTACCCGCATAAGGGGTCGCTTGGGGATTGGTGGAACTGTAAATGTTCGGCGCGCACACTCTCCGATGATGAGCTTTCGGAATTCGGCCTCACCCCTCTAGGGATGGACGGTGAGCCCCGCGACGTGGCAGCCTTGGGGGAGGAGAGGTGGGAGCCGGATATGTCGAAATACCCTGAAGATCTGCGGAGAAAATTTGAGGAGGAGCGTGCTCATAGAGCGATGTGAGGCGATAGATAGCCCCGCATCTCGAAAAACTCGATGCGGCCCCGCACTACAACGAAGAATAAGGACAACGGGGTCCCGCAAGCGGGAGATGCCCCGGTTCGCAAGGAATCCCCTGTTGAGACGAACCGACGCAGAGAGGTGGAAGAATGCCATTGCCTAGCCCGAAGCCAGGTGAAAACAAGGATGATTTCATCTCCCGTTGTATGGGCAGCGATGTGATGCTAGAGGAATATCCGGACGAGAAACAACGGGCGGCGGTGTGTAATAACCAATGGAGGAAAATAGAAATGGCGGAAAAAGCAGAGAAATGGTTTCCGATTTTGAAGACGGGCACACACAAGGATTCTATCGGGCGTTCGTGGACATTCGGTGAGGCGGAACTCGACAAGCTGGTCAAAAATTACGACCCGGCGAAATTCGAGGCACCCATTGTAATCGGGCATCCCAAGGAGGAAGACCCGGCTTTTGGCTGGGTTGAAGAACTCAAACGCGAGGGGGATATGCTTTTTGCCAAGCCCAAGCAACTCGATGAGGAATTCAGGAAGTTGGTCAATGAAGGAAAATTCAAAAAGATATCGGCGAAGATGACGCCGGACCTACAACAGTTACTTCACGTAGGATTTTTCGGCGCCTATCCTACATCCGTCAAGAGTCTGCCAACCGTTTCGCTATCAGACCAGGACAAGGATGGGGTTGAGATCGAACTCTCCAGCGAGTGGACCCAGCGTACCATCGCCGATATCTTCCGCCGGATCCGCGAATGGATTATCGAAAAATTCGATACCGAGACGGCTGACAAGGTGGTGCCGAACTGGGCGGTGGAGGAGCTTATTCCTGCATCGGAATCCAGCGAGGCGCCGGCCTTTAAAGAAACAAAAATGGGCGACAATGCCCCAAAAGAAGGAGGTACCAATATGAGCGTTAAAGACACATTGGCAAGGATCTTTCCCAAGGCTGCGGATAAGTTCCGTGACATCCCGGATGAGGATCTTACGACCGATTCCCCGATGTTCTCCGAGGCCGAGGTAAAGGCGCAGGTGGAAAAGGCCACCAAGGAGGCCCTGGAAAAGGGCAAGACAGAGGGCAAGAAGGAGGCCGATGCCGAGTTCGCTGAGCAGAAAAAGGAACTCAGACGGGCCGAGTTCGAGACCTATGTGGACGGCCTGATCAAGGGCGACGGCAAAAAGGGCCGGGCCCTGGCTGCGGCCAAAAAGGAAGCCGGGCTGGTGGAGTTTATGCTCCACCTGGACGACAAGGAGGCCATCGAGTTTGCCGAAGGCAAGGAGAAGGTCCCCATGCTCGCCCAGATGAAAGCCATCCTGGAGACCCTGCCCGCAGACATCACCTTTTCCGAGGTCGCAACCAAGGAGAAGGATGTGGGTACAGGCGATGCCGGGGCAAAGCTGGAAAAGCTCGCCCGGGAAAAGCAGGCCAAGATGGCGGAAGGCGGCAAGGAGATCTCCTTCCGCGAGGCCCTGGATAAGGTGCAGATCGAAAACCCCGAACTGGCCCAGGAGTACGCGGCAGAGCTGCAAGGGCAAGCGTAAACAGGGGGCCCCGTTTTACGGGGCTCGCCCTATAGTAGAAAACATGATGTAGCGAGGAGGTAAAACTATGGCGACTGAACAACGAATATTGGACATATCGCTGGAGGCGAAGGAGGATCTTTCCGCCTACCAGTACCACTATGTGGTGCGGGATGCCACCACGGGCAAGGCCCGGCTCATGGATGCCGAGGATGAGGATGCCGAAGGTATCCTGCAGAATGCGCCGGAGTTAGGGGAGCCCGCTGCCATCCGGGTGGCTGGCATCTCCAAGCTGGTTGCCAATGCGGCCCTGGCCGTGGGTAAGCTCGTCAAGCCCGAATATGTCGGCGCTGCCGACTGCGGCAAGGGCGATGACGCCGGAACCTTATGGGAGTACGCCCGGGGCATCGTCCTGGAGTCCGCCGGGGCAGAGGATGATCTATGCTCCGTGATGCTCATCGGCCCGTTCCCCAAGGGGGCGCGCTATGCGCAGCGGCAGGTCACCGTCACCACCGAGGAGACGGCGGGCGCTCACACCTATACCGCAGCGGAGCTGCTCGGGGGCATGATCCTGCGTGACTGTAACGGCGGCGCCCGTTCGGATGTCACCCCTACGGCGGCCCTGATCATCGCAGCCCTCAAACAGGCTGGGGTGGGGAATTCCTTTGAATTCACCATCCGCAATACGTCCGACGCTGCGGAGACCATCACCGTGACCGCTGGGACCGACGTGACGCTTTCGGGCACCATGACCATCGCCCAGAACAACTCCAAGCGATTTCTCGTGCTGGTGACCTCAAGCACCGAGGTGACCATTTACAGCTTGGGGACGGTGGTGCATTAAGCCTAATGTAGGCTAACCAGTAGGGGCCCCCGCTGGAGCGGGGTGACTCCTATTAGAGAAAACAGAATGTGAGTCAAAGGAGGTATTTGATATGGCACAACCGAATGTCAAAGAAGAACTGATTGCGGGACCGTTGCCTGGCGTATCCATCGCCTACCGCAATCTAGAGTATATCGGGGATCGGGTCTTCAATATCGTTGACGGCTCCGATCCCAAGGCCAAGATCACCAAATACCAGCGGGGGGCCTGGTTCCGCAACGAGGCCGGCATCCGCGCGGCAGGCACCCGCGCTAGGCGCGGCGGCTATCCCATCACCTCGGTCTCCATGTCCACCAACGAGTACGCCTTTGCCAAAGAGGTGACGGACGAGGACCGCAAATTTGCCAAGACAAAGAACGCCCCGGTGCTGCAGCCGGACCAGGATGCCGTGGAATTTGCTGCGGACAAGATCGACTTGGAAAAGGAGATCCGCATCGCCCAGACCATCAAGGACACTACCTGGGTGGACGACAACGCCGCCGGCGAGGATGCGGAGGGTAAATGGGTTGCCTCATCCGGCAATACCTTCTTGGCGGATATCACCACGGGCAAAAAGGCCATCAAGAACGCCGCAGGGGTCATCCCCAACGTGCTCTTGATCGACTACGCCACCTATCTGGGGCTCAAAGAGGTGGATGACATCCTGCAAAAGATCAAATACACCCAGCGCGCCATCTTTGGGAAGGAGCTGCTTGCCTCCCTGCTGGAGCTTGAGGAGGTCCTAGTGGGGATGGCGATTTACTCTAGCGCCAAGGAGACCAAAGCCGGCACGGATTTTACCGCCGTGGACATTTGGGAGGTCAATGCGGGCAAGGGGATGGGCTTTTTGTTCTACCGTCCGCCCCGGATTGGGCTCAAAGTCCGCTGCGCCGGCCTACAGGCCCGCATCGAATACGAGAGCGGTAACATCCGGCGGGTGAGTAAGTGGCGTGAAGAGGCAGAACACCAGGATGTGTACGAGGTGGCCGAGGAGACCGACATCGTCGTGGTCGATGCCTACTGCGGCTACAAGTGGTGCGATGTCTACGCCACGTGACGCCGGATTTTAAAGTGGAATAGCCCCGCACCGCCAAGAAAGGCGGTGCGGGGTCACCCTGCCCGCAAGGTATCCCCTTGTAAACGGGCAGAGAGAGAGGCCGATATGAAGATCAGATATGACGGGCCGGGGAGCTTTGTCAATGTCCACCCCTATGGGCAGCACCTCAAGGATGAGATCAAGGAATACCCAGACGATTTCGTGAAGGAGCTGCTTGCCACGAGCAAGGCGCAGAAGTTTACGGTGGTCGATGACGACAAGGACGAGAAAAAGAGAGAGACTCCTACGCTAGATGACCCTCTTGGCAAAAGGAAAGGCAAAAAGATTTTTGGACCTGTGCCGCCGCCTGATGAAGAGGAAAACGCTCAATGAGCTATTGTGATATTGGCGACCTCAAGAACGACATCTCCGAGGCGGAGCTCATCCAGCTGACCGATGATGACGACGCCGGTGTGGTGGATGAAACGGTAGTGGCCGATGCCATTGCTGATGCGGACAGCGAGATCGACGCCTATCTCAGGGCCCGCTACGACTTGCCTTTAGACACGGCGCCGAGGATCCTCAAGAAGCTCTCTGTGGGGATCACGCTCTATTACCTTTTCCACCGCCGGCAGATCGCCAATGAGGTGATCAAGGAGCGATATGACAACGCCGTGAAGCTCCTGGACCGGATCGCCAAGGGACAGGTCCAGCTGGTAGAGGCGGACGGCGATGCGGTCACAGACGAGGGTGGCCCGCAGGCCAGCAAGACCGAGGGCGACAGGATCTTCTCCGACGACACGATGGAGAACTTTTGACCCCTTGTGTTGCCCCCAAGATGTTGGTCGTGGGCAACGGGCCATCTCCTTGTCGGTGTCATGACAATGTGGTCTGCGAGTTTTGCGTCCAGGCGAATCTGATTTTGTGGGAGCGGAAAGAAATGAAAAATGGCAAGCGGAAATATCGGGCCGGAGTGCTCTTAAATACCTTTAAAAAGCTCGACAAAACCCGGTTGGCAACCATGCTCGGGGTTAAGCCTGCGACTATCTATAAGTGGCTGAGATTAAAGAGAATTCCCGTAAAGTATGCCATGAAATTCTATCGGAAGTTCAATTTGCAAATCGAACTGGACGCAGGCGGGGAAAACCGTATAAAAAAGGCGGCTTAAGTAGTTGAAATCATTAGGGCGAAATTGTGGAAAACTCCGTTTTTTTAAAAGTTTGAGATCATGACGATGATAAACGAGCAAACAGTGCAAAAATTACTCAAAAAGTATAAATTCAAGCCCCCCTTTCATCTGGTGGCTTGCCATTATTGGGTAAGATGGGAAGACGAAATTCTTGCCGAAGTTGATTGTATTTTAAAAAAAGGGGGCCAGGCATATGCTGTTGAGATCAAGGGGGTGAATCACAAAACCGATAGCGGAAATCATCTTTTATGGAAAGCATCCAAAATTTTGGCTGTTACGAAGATTTTGAATTGTCTGGAGGCGGAGAGCTATATTCCCAGCATAATGTTGCCGGAGGAGAAAATAACCAGCACTGTTTTGGCAATATGTTTCCATCTAGGGATTGCCCTTTTTGGATATTCGGGCGGCGAGGGGAAGAAAGCCCTTTGTATCAAAAATTATGATCTAAATAAGATGTTTCAAAATAAAAGAAGCAAATGGCTATCAGTTTAGATATCAATATCAAGGGTGAAAAAGATCTTCTCAAAGACCAGCGGGAGCGTCTCGGGCCGCCCATGCGGCTGTATCCTGTAACCAAGGACTTCGGGGAGCGGATGCTTTTTTCCATCGAGGAAAATTTCCGCCTGCAGGGTATCCCCTTTTGGGCAGGCGGCGAGAGGTGGCCGGATGCTCCAGCTTAGGCTCGATGCAAAGGGCGCGATAAAGGGATTGCAGGCTATCGGGGGGCGGCTCGCCGGCAGGATGCGGGATCTCACCCCGGTGACCAGGGACATGGGCGAGCGGATGGAGTATTCCATCGAGGAGAACTTCCGCCGGGGGGGTAGGCCCGAGAGATGGGAGCCATCCAAAAAGGCCGAGGGCATGACCCTTATCGAAACGGCCAGGCTCAAAAATTCCATCACCTATCGAGCGGACCGCAAGGGCCTGTCCGTGGGCACCAATGTGATTTATGCCCGGATCCATCAGCTCGGCGGCAAGGCGGGCAAGGGGCACAAAGTTACCATCCCGGCGAGGCCGTTTCTGGTGGTTCAAGAAAGCGACCTGGCATATTTCAGACGCAGAATATTGGAGCACATTCAACGTGTATAGCATCGACGAGGTATGGGACGCCGTTATCGCCGCCCTGAAAGGGTCGGACCTCGACGACCTGTGTGCGGTCATTGATTCATATGGCGGGGTGGTGGACGATATTGTTGAGGAGGCGAGCAAGGGGAGTCTCATAACCGCCCAACTGCCAGCTATTTACGTCCTCTATGGAGGGTCGCGGTTCCCAGAGAAGCTCACCGCCAGCTCCTACGACGACCAGCAGACATATTCCGCCATCACCATTGCCAAGGACCTGCGGGGCAGAAAGGAGATGCGCGCGGGGATGTCCCCCTTGCTCGAACTGGAAAAGGAGGTCCTTATTCATAATGATCTGGGGCTTGAGATCGAGCCGCTCATCCCGGTCAGCATCTTGCCGATCTGGATATCCAAGACGGTCTTTATCTTCGGGTTCGATCTTATGACATTCTTCTCGATAGAGAAGTAAGAAAGTCCCACACCTTAAAAATATAAAGGGTGGGATGTCGCGTTAGCGACAGAGGGAGGTTGATTATGGCATACAAGCTAAAAAAGGAATATGAATCCTTCACCGTGGTGGATGGGTCTTTTGCAGGCCAGACGTTCAGCCATGCAACAGAATATGAGACCATCCCACCGGAAGAAAAGGGGAAGTTTGAGAAAGCCAACAAGGCGGAAGGCGGGGATCCTGCGAAGACCGACCGCCCTCGTTCTGCAAAAGGGATCACCCCGCGAAGCGGGGGAGCGGGTGAGGATGGGGGGCAAAATAATAGGTAGCCCCGCATCACCAAAAAGGCGATGCGGGATGCCTCGGCCCGAAAGGTATCCCCTCCCATACGGGCCGACGCAGAAAGAGAGGTGAATCAAATGTCAGTTCGTAACATTTTAGCCACACACAACCTGCTGGCCGTCTCTGCCAACGTGCGGGAGAGCGCCATCAATACCGAGGGTACCCTGGATACCTGCATGCTGGTGGCGGCGGACGATATCGTCAATCTCAACCCGCGCAGGGAATCCAACGCCGACGAGGCCATCGGCAAGGAGGAGCCGGACGGGATCTACGACCTCGGCGGGCTGGCCGAGGGGACGTTTAATTTCAACAAGGCCCAGCCGCAGCACTTCGCCTTCATCATGGCCTACGCCCTGGGGCAGTGTGAAAGCGCCGCAGCCGGGGCCACCGGGTACAAGCACACCATCACGCCCATCAATTTCGACCTGGATACGGCCCGGTCAAACCCGAGCTTTACCGCCGCCATGCGCTACGGCAAGCAGGTGCTCAAGCGGCGCTTTGCCTCGTGTTTTGTAGATTCCTTCACCGCCAGTTTCCCCAAGGACGACTGGGTGAAGATCTCCGCAGCGATCAAGGCCACGGGCAAGGTGACCACGAATATCTACGAAGAGACCCTGGCGGCCCTGGATAATGCCGAATCCCTCACCCTGGCGGCCAATGGGGTGGAGGGATCGAGCGCGGCGGAGCGCCTGGCCAACATGCAGCGGATCATCGGGGAGTACCCCAGCTCCGGGGTATGGACCGACGTGGCTTATTCCGCCGTGTCCGCAGCGACGCCGGCGGTGATCACCATCGCCTCGCTCGGCGGGGCAGGGGCGAGCATCAACTACAAGCTCCTGTATGTGCCCACTGAATCCGGCTGGATGAGCTTTCCCTCCCGGATTAACGAGACGCCGCTGCGGGTGGTCCAGCTATTGATCAATGTCGGGGGCAAGTGGAACGGCTCGGCTATTGCCGGGGGGCATCAGCTCGCAGCGGAGCTCAAAAGCCTGGAATGGTCCTTTGCCAATGGGATCACCCCGGAGTTTACCCCGGGATCCGGCAATCTGTACTATGCCGACCGGGCCATCCGCACCGGCAGGGAGCAGTCCGTCTCGCTCGGTAGAGAATTCCGCGACTATGTCTACCAGCAGCATATCGACCTCAACGATACCTTCGTGGTCTACATGATTGCCGAGGGGGCGGAGTACGAGGACGGGCACAAGTACACCGTTGAGGTGGTCTTTCCCAAGGTGGCGGTGATGAGCGCACCCATCGGGGTGGATGCCAAGCGGCTCTCCGAGGACCTCACCCTGCAGATCCTGGAGGATGATACATACGGAAGCGTGGCTGCATACGTTAAAAATAAACAACAAAAATATGCAGCTGAATCATAAGGAGAGCAGCCCCGCTCCGCAATATAAAATCCCAAAATTAACAAATTTTGGGATTAAGGAATGCGGGGTGTCGCAAGGCGACAGAAAAGTATGCGGCTGAGAGTTAATTTTTTCTAGCCTCGCCCCCGCTGGCGCGGGGTCCCCACTATCGGAAAAGGCTGGTGGTGGGGGAGGGGTCTTCACTATTTAGAGGAGAACAACGATGCGCATTACCGCACCGGATGCCACGGGTAAGGTTTCAATTAACGATTCTATCTCCGGGAGGATAATTGTCCTGTATTTCCGGGTCCCCACCACCCGAGAGCGGATCCAGTACAGCAAATCGCTCTTTCAAAGAAAGGGAAATAAGATCACCTATGCTTATGCCGAGGCCCGGCAAAAATGGGGCAGGGAGATCCTGACCGGGTTCGAGGAGGGGGCCTTTGGGGTGGTGAAAGGCGACAAGGAGATCCCCTATTCCAGCAACCCCGAATCAAAGAACTACCGGGAGGACTGGAAGAACCTGGTCTGCGAATTCGCCTCGGACCTCGTGGAGATCCTGGCGACCCACGTCTTTGAGGGGTCTACCCCCCTTGTCGCCCCGCGTCTTGGGGAGGAAGAGGAGGAGACGGGGGAAGAGGTCGATGAAAAAAACTAATCGAGGATATCCGCGCCTTGTGCCGGGGCAAGGTCTGCACCCAGGACGAACGTGCCCAGTGCGAGCTGGTCATCGAGGACCTGGAGTGGGCCTGCAAAAATTGTCCCAAGCGCCGGATCGAGACGATCTCGCCGTGGGTGTGGCACCTCCTGTGGCTGCGCCGGTTGCAGCGGGGCGGGTATCCCTTTGAGGCGAACGATCTTTCCCTCGAAGAATGGGAAGATCTGGGATTGGCGAATGAAGTTATCGAGGCGAGTGAAAAAGAAGGGTTGTTAAGGATCTTCGGATGAATCGAAACACTATTGAACTGCGCCTGGAGGTCAAGGACAACGGCTCGGTCGTCATTAAGAAATTCACCGGCGGGGGCGTCAAGGATCTCCAGAAGCTACAAGAAACATCCACCACGATGACCCAAAAGATGGGGGCGGGGCTGGGGCAGCTGCGCAGCCACTGGCTCAAATACGCTGCTGCCATCGGGGTCGCGTATGCGGCCTCGCGCAAGATCTTCCGGCTCTACGAGAAGGCCTTCGATATCATCGAGCAGACCAGGCTGTCCACCGCAGCCCTGGCGTCTCTCATCACCACGTTTTCTGACCGAGCAAAGGCCGGAGATCTCGCCGGCGCATACAGGGAGGCGTATGACTATGCCGAGGCCCTCGTCCTCAAGACCGAAGAGCTGAACACCCGCACCCTGATGGGGGCAAAGGGTCTCTACACGATGGTCGAGACGATGGCCCAGTACGGGGTGCTGCTCGATACCAATAACACCAAACAGACCCAGGGGTTTCTCGCCCTGGCCAACGCCCTGGCCATCGTCACCCAGGGGATGAATCAGGAGGTGCAGATCCGTCAGGAGGTCCGCGCCCTGATGACCGGGCAGACCCGCGCCACCGACCAATTGGGCAGGCTGATCAAAAATATCGTCGGCGAGGACATGGAAAAGCAGCTCACCCAGTGGAGGGAACAGGGGGTCCTCATCGAGAATGTCGGGGCCTTGCTCACCGGGTTCCAAGCCGGCACCAAGGACCTGGCCTCCACCTGGATGGCGATCAAGTCCACGATGGAGACGATACAGAGCAAGATCCTGCGGGGGGCGCTCACCCCCATGTACGAATATATCCTGGAAACCGTGCAGAAGATCAGCGGCGCGCTGATCGACCAGGAGGGGCAGCTCACCCCGCTTGCACAACAGATACAGGAAAAATTATTGATGGGCTGGCTGGGTGTTAAGGGGGCTATCGAGGGGATCTGGCCCATCCTCAAGGAATTTGTGCCGGTAGTGGGAAAGATAGTTGAGTGGGGGGGGTATCTTGGGTATGTCATTCTACCTGTGGTCCTGGAGCGGGCGCATTCTCTCCTCGAAACCTTCATAGATATAGGCAAGATGCTCTATTCAATGGGAGAGGCGGTTTATTACATCCTTGCCGGAGACATCAACAGGGCATGGGCAGCGTGGGAGGAGGCAGAGGGCAACTGGGCAACTGCCGGGGAGCATGCGGCAGAGGCCTTTGCCGGGGGGTTCTCCGATAAAATCGCCGCGCGCAAGGCGCAGTGGGATGCGATATTGCAAAGCATCAGGGCCGGGGCGGGGGGCGCCGTAACCGTTCCGAAGGTCAGCGCACCCTCGGGCATCGATGCGGAGGCCAAGAAGGCCCTGGCCGCTTATGAAAAGCTCTATGCCCAAGTCATTGCCCGCATTAAGGAACTCACTCTTGAAGAAAAGGACTATAAGCTATGGCAGCTTGGGGAATGGTACCGGGAGTCCGTGGCCGTCTATGAGAAGGCGGGCAAGGAGACCGTTACTCTCACCCAGCTCTACTGGCTGGAGCGGGACGCCATTATCAAAGAATTCAATGAGAAGGAGGCTGCGGAGCGTCAGAAACTCGTAGAACAGTGGCGGGAGGCCGAGAAGGCCATCACCCGTGACCTGATGACGGAAAAGGAGCGGCGCAAGGCGGAGATCATGGAGGAATTCGAGGCCCGCAAGCTGCAGCTCGACCTTTTTCTACGGAAGGGCATCATCACCGAGGAGGCGTACACTGTCGTAGTAGAGCGGGCCGCCGAGGCCAGAAAGAACAAGCTGGCGGAGTTGGAGGAGGCAGAGAAGGGCTATCTTGTATACATCGAGGAGATGAACAAACAGACCGCCCTCAATATACAGCAGAGCTGGAGCGGCCTGCTCTCCGGGGTGATGAAGGGGGAATTCGAGTCATTTGAGGATTGGCTCAATTCATTCCTCAATTCGCTCTATGACACCTGGGCCGATACCCTGGCAAAGATGGCGTATGCCTGGGTCAATGATTTTGTCAGCAAGCTATCGACCTCCGGCACCGGTGCCGGCGGCGGTACTGGCGAAGGGGGGTTCAATTGGGGAGGGCTCCTCTCCGGCCTGCTGACCGGGATTGTCGGCGCGCTCCAGCACGGGGGCGTGGTGCACGCCGGGAGGATCCTCCCCTTCGGCTATGGCGGGGTCGTTACCCAGCCCACGGTCTTCCCGATGGCGAACGGCAACATCGGCCTCATGGGCGAGAAGGATTGGGAGGCAGTCATGCCCCTGGCCCGCACCCCCAAGGGGGAGCTGGGGGTCAAGGCCGCAGAGGGAGGCAAACAGACCGTGGTCAACGGGCCGATGGTCCAGTTCAATATCACCACCCCTGATGCGGATTCCTTCCGCAAGACCCAGGGACAGCTCATGGCCGAGGCATCGTTGGCCGTGCAGCGGGGGATGAGAAACACATGAGTTTGGAAGATTTTCAAGACGTGCTTTTCCCCCCGGGTATCAGCATAGGATCGCGCGGCGGCCCGGGGTTTTTGACCAAAGTTCTGGTACTCGGCTCCGGGCATGAGCAGCGCAATATCGAATGGGAAAAGAGCCGTGCCAGATACAATGTCGCCTATGGACTGCGAACACAGGTGGAACTCGACGAGGTGCTCGCCTTTTTTTACGCCCGCCGGGGTAAGGCCTACAGCTTCCCGTATAAAGATTGGCGCGATTATTCAATCACGGGTCAAGCCGTGGGTACTGGCGACGGCGAGACCAAGATCTTTAATCTCAAAAAGACCTATTCGGACGGCACCTATACCTACGAGCGCATCAACATCCTGCCCGTGGTGGCCACTGTCAAGATTTATTTTGACGAGGTGGAGCAGGAATCCGGCTGGTCCGTGGACCGGGAGGCCGCTACCGTTACCTTTACCTCCGCACCTGGGGAAGGGGTGGTCATCACTGCAGATTTTGAGTTCCACGTGCCGGTGCGTTTTGATACCGATGAGCTGCCCCAGACCATACAGCCGGCAAAGCACGGAGTGACGCAGGATATACCCCTTGTGGAAGATAGGATTAAATGACGCCCCGCTTTGCGGGGTGCCCACAATCGGAGAAGGCATGAGGTAGGGCATGAGACAAGTTTCTAATGATTTCAAGAATCTTTCCCTTGCCGCCAGGGTCACCACCCTGGCGCAGTTGTGGAAGGTCACCCGCACCGACAGCGAGGTTTTCGGCTTCACGGATCACGACCGAGATATCATCTATGACGGCCTCACCTACAAGGCTGCCAAGGGATACCTGCCCTCGGCCATCGCCAATGCGGGCAATCTGGCCGTGGACAATCTGGACGTGGTTACCATGCTCGATGCAGGGTTTTTTACTGAGGCGGATATCATGGCCGGGGTGTGGGACAACGCCGAGGTGGATCTTTCCCTGATTGACTATGAGCACCCCGAGCGCGGGGTGATGATCCTGGGGGCCGGCTGGCGCGTGGGGGAGCTCAGCGTGGGGGATAATCAATTCTCCGCAGAGATCCGCTCCAAGACCCAGCGCCTGCAGCAGGTCATCGTGGAGCTCACCTCCCCGGAATGCCGAGCCACGCTGGGGGATGAGCGGTGCAAGATCGCCCTGCAGTCAGGTCCCTGGCAGGCCGAGCAGGATCAGGTTTTAGGAGATTTTGTACGGGCCATCTCTTATGATGGCCGCCGTTATGTCTGCATCGTTGCCGGCACCACCGGCGAAACGGAGCCGGAATGGGATACCACGGTTGGCAACGAGACAGAGGATGGCACGGTCACCTGGCTGTGCTGCGATCTTCTGGAGGTCGACCCCTGGTCCGCCGAGGAAGAAATAACCCTCGGCGAGATACACAGGGCGACAATATATGATTATCGCCAGTACGTGTGCATTGTGGCCGGCACCACCGGCGCCACGGAGCCTTCCTGGAACACGACCCCAGGGGAGACAACCGAGGATGGCACGGTCACCTGGCTCTGTATTGCCGCTTGGCACAAGGAGGCTGCGGTCACCGGCGTGACGGATCGGCGGGAGTTCGAGGCCGTCTCCCTGGCTGACGAGGACGACGCCTTCAATTATGGCGTGCTCCTATGGCTGACCGGGGCCAATGCCGGGTACGAGATGGAGGTCAAGGATTGGGCCCTCTCCACCCACACCATGATCCTTTTTGAGAAGATGCCCCATACCATCCAAATAGGCGATACCTTCGCCGTCTCGATGGGATGTGATCGCAGGCTTGCCACCTGCAAGATGCGATATAACAACGTGGTCAATATGCGTGCCGAGCCTTATTTGCCAGGCACGGACGAGGTGTTGAGGTATGCATAAAGAAAAGGTAGTCCCGCATTTCCGAAAAAGTCAATGCGGGATGCCTCGATTCGAAAGGAATCCTCTATTGGGGCGAATCGACGCACGGTTATGAGTGAACTCGGGGATAAAATTGTAGCAGAAGCCCGTACCTGGGTCGGCACGCCCTTTGGGCATCAAAAGATGGTTAAGGGGGTGCGGTGTGACTGTTTTGGGGTGGTCAGGGCCAGCATGGAGGCGGCCACCGGATTGCGCTATGAAGGAATATATGATTATCCCCACCGTCCCCACGCCCCGACATTAATCGCTGGGCTTAATAAGTATTTTGTTCGGGTTTATCCCCCGGCGGGGGAGCGTTTGGCGGATTATACCCAGCTCGGGGATATCCTTTTATTTAAAATTGATGGCAACCCCCAGCACCTGGCTATTCGGACCGACAAGGGGATGATTCACGGTTACGCCCTGGGCCCCCGGAGGGTGGAAGAGATCTCTTTTGCCCCTCCCTGGTCCACCGAGCGATTAGTAGGGGTATGGAGAATGGCCGACCGCCCGTCTTCTATAAGGGGGTCATCCCGCAAAGCGGGAGAGCCAAGAGTGAGCCACCCCGCTCACGCGGGGTTACTACGATTGGAGAAAGCAAGCGGTGAGTAACATCAACTGGGGAAAATTTGGCGCCACTATTGGGGGTTATGTCCTCGGAGCCCTGGTCGGCGCACTGATCCCCGGCATTGGAATCGGCCTCGGCGCCATGCTCGGCGGGGTCATCGGAGGGGTAGTCGGCTCCCTGGTCTCCCCGGATCCCACACAGAAGGTCCGTACACAGGGACCGCGGCTCCAAGGCTTGCAGGTGCAAAACAGCGCCTTCGGTATTCCCATTGAGATCCTCTACGGCCACATGCGCAAAGGGGGCAATGTAATCTGGACCGGCGAGCGCCAGGAGCACCGGCGTACCACCACGGCGGAGAGCGGCGGATCCACACGGAATTTTATTACACGCAATCTTTCGCTGTGCAGATTTGCCGGGGGCCGGTAGCAAAGCTATTTCGCATCTGGGCGGACAATAAACTCATATACGATACCAAGCCGGAGAATGACGGGCCGGTCATCGGTCAGGACCTGCGATTTACCTTCTATAAGGGCACGGAAGATCAGATGCCGGATCCGGTCATCGAATCTTACGAAGGGGTGGGCAACGTCCCCGGCCATCGGGGGGTATGTTACTGTGTCTTTGAGGATATGAATATCACTCCCTACGGCAACCGCATCCCTAACCTCAATTTTGAGATTGCCGCCGAGAGCGAGGATGCCTACCCAGAGATAGAAGTCGACGTCGGGGGGCTGCTCGGCCAAAGCTCCAGCAATGTCACCCCTATGTTGCTTGGGCACACCGGCGAATATTGCGTGTTGAAGTACCAAAAATATTGGGTGGTAGTAGATATGCTCTCAAATCGCGTTCTGGCCAGCACAACGCACCCCTATTACGACAATTCTTATGGAAACGCCCGCTTTGATATCGATAATGAAGGGGTTATTTACGGCATCACCAACATCGATGATAACGAGACCCCCTTCCGCATGGATCAGCACCTGAATATCCTAAAGGTTGGGGCAGATCCGGGGTTTAATACGAGGCTAAAATTCCTCGCTGTTTGCCCTACCAGTTTTCTGTGGGGGGTGAGCGGCCCAGAGCAATCAAACGGCTATGTCGTGCTGTATGACCAGGTTACCCTCGAGGAGATCCGCCACTGGGCAATCGCCGATATTATAGGCACGACCAGCCATTGGGTGTTTCATGTATGTGTCGACCCCGCCACCAACTGCGCCTGGGTCTTGGTAAAACTGACCCTTGACCGATCTTATCTGATCCGGTTTTCTCCCAACCCTATCCCCCCGGAGATATATACCATCACCGAGGCGAGTCCCCCCTATGGGTCGCCCAGCACCATAGGATTTGATCCGGAAAGCGGCCGCATTTTCCTCGCCAGTGCTACGGCCATCTGGGTGTGGGATGTGGAATCCAAGGCGATATGCGCCCAGTTCGGGCCGGCGGCATACGATGGACATGATTACGCCGCAGGGCTCCCCAATTTGCAGGTCATCAGGGCCGGGCAGCTGTGGGGCCTCCGTGACGATGAAGCGTTTGTGACTATCGATACCTCCACGCTGGAAATAATACGGGAGTATGAGGCGGATAACTGGGGTTTCACCCAATTTTATCTATCCCATTTAATCTACGACCACATCTGCAATGCCTTGTGGCCGTGCCCTACAAGGGGGGAGGACGGAATTTTTTATAAGCTGCTGCTCGACCGGGCCACCAGGGAGACGGTCCTGCTTGGGGATATCGTCAAGTCGATATGCGAAGAGGTCGACCTCGCGGAGGCAGACCTCGGCCTCACCCAGATCGCCACCGATGAGATCCGGGGGTACCTCATTGATCAGCAGATGACCGCCAGAAAGGCCATCGAGCCCCTGCAGCAGGCCTTCTTTTTTGACGCCGCCGAGATCGACGGCAAGATCACCTTTGTCAAGCGCGGCGGGACGTCCGTGGTCGCTATTCCGGAGACGGATCTCGCCGTGGCTGAAGAAGGACAGGAGCGTCCGGATGAACTCCCCATTGCCCGCACCCAAGAGGTGGAGCTGCCGCGGGTGCTTAATGTGGCCTATATCGACATCGACCAGAACTACCAGCCTGGGACGCAAAGATCAATCCGTCAGGTGACCGACAGCGTAGGTGAGCTCACCATCACCTTGCCGATGGTCCTCACCGCTACTGAGGCCAAGCAGCGCGCAGAAATACTACATTATATTGCCTGGCTTGAACGCAACCGCTATGCGCCCTTTACCTTGCCACCTAAGTATAGTTATCTCACCGTGACCGACGTTATCACCGTCACCAGGGGGAGCAATACCTATCTCCTGCATCTGCAGAAGGTGGAGCACGGGGCCAATAACCTCATGAAGGTCGAGGCCATCCCTGAGGACGCAGCCATTTATGACTCCGCAGCCCAGGGGGAAGCTGGAGAGTATATTCCTCAACAATATATCGACTATCCCGGTGCCACTGAATTTTATCCCCTTGATATTCCGTATTTAAGGGATGAAGAGCACTATACCTCCCCTTATGGGTTTTACGCGGCGGCCTGCGGCAGGCTGCCGGCCTGGCGGGGCGCCCAGCTTTTCCGCTCGCTGGACGAGGGGGTGTCCTATCAGCCCATCCTGGCCATCCTGGCCGGAGCGGTGATCGGAATAGCAGAGGATACCCTGGCCGAGCCGGGAGATCCCTGGACCTGGGATTATCATACAGTCACCGTGCAGCTGCTCTCCGAGGACGCCGAGCTCGAGAACAAAAGCAAGACCAATGTGCTTAACGGGCAAAATGCCTTCCTCCTGGGCCATCCCAGCAAGGGCTGGGAACTCTGCGCCTTCTGCGATGCCACCCTTAATGAAGACGGCACCTATACCCTGGGCACGCTCCTGCGGGCCCTGCGCGGCACCGAGTGGATGTGCGACCAGCATTCAGCCGGCGACATCTTCATCCTGCTTTCCACGGCCACGATCTACCGCATCAATGGGCAGGCGGCGGACCTGGATCTGGAGCGGCTGTACAAGGCCATATCCCTGGGTATGCCCTTTTCCTCCGGCATGCTGCGGGCCTTTGCCAATACTGGCCAGGGGCTGATGCCCTACGCCCCGGTGCATATCAGGGGGAGCCGCGATGGATCAAATAACCTCACTGTCAGCTGGATCCGCAGGGCGCGGATCAACGGCGATTGGCGCGACAAGGTCGACGTGCCCCTGGATGAGACTTCGGAAGAGTACGAAGTGGACATCATCAAAGATGGCTCCGTGGTGCGGACCTTTGAAGATCTCACTACGCCGGAATGTACCTATACCGCCGCCCAGCAGACAACGGACGGTTTTACCCCCGGTGATCCCATTCCCCTCGAAGTATTTCAGGTGTCGGCGTCCGTGGGGAGGGGTTTTGGAAGAGAGAAGGAGGTTTAATCGTGGCCAATACACCAAGATTAGGACTTCCTGAAATTACGGCATCGCAATCGGGCAAATATGTGACACATAATGAGGCCCTGGCCAAGCTCGATGCTCTCACGCAATCGAGCGTCAAAGACCGGCTTACCACACCTCCGGGGTCCCCCGTGCATGGGTACTGTTATCTCATCATCGCCACGGCCACCGGTATCTGGGCGGGGAAAGAAGGGCAGCTTACCCAGTGGTATAACGGGACATGGTTATACTATACCCCCTCAGCACCAGGCTGGGAGATCTACGTGGAGGACGAAGGGTTAAAATATACCCATATCGGCTCATTAGAATGGGTCCCCTCCCTGACTATCCACGATAAAGTACAGACTCTAACTACCGGAGACGGCAATGTCACCGTCAACTGGGCTTTGGGGCATATCGTGGATATCGAGCTGGACAAGAATGTGATCTTTATTTTTACGGGCGGCACAAACGGCGCGCGCCTCATTATGCGGATAAAACAGGACGGCACCGGCGGCTGGACCGTTACCTGGCCGGGTAGCGTGCGCTACGGCACGGATCTCACCTCGATGATCGTCACCGCCACGGCGAGCAAGGGGGACCGCTGTGGCTGGATCTATGACGGCGGGGATGACAAGTACGATGCCGTGACCCACATGAGGGGATATTGACAAGGAGGGAACAATGCCAAGAGAAGCTATCAGAGCAAAGAGATTATCTGAGCTAACCCCTGAACAGAGAGAGGCGAAAGAGGCTGCCGACAAGGCCTATAGAGACAAAGTCGATGGATTTTATGCCGACCTTCCACCCGCTGGCGATCCTACGCGTGAAACCAGAATGGCCGAGGCCAAGGCTCTCAAGGACGCCGAATGGGGAAAATACAAGACCGATGCAGTAGCAGGTGGATGGTGGGAAGAAAAGACCAAGCAGGGGCTCCTGGATGAGGTGGATGGTGAGATACAGGCCCATCAGGACACCATCACTGCATTGCAAGCTGAACGGGCAGAGATCGAAGCGAGGACAGTGGCGAGCAAATAAATGCAGAACATCGTTCCCATAACCCCCGTTAATATAACTCCTGGGACGCCTGATTCTTATCAGGACAGGGATTGTTCCCCTTATATTCCAGAGGGGGCAACAGGGGTACTTCTACACATTGCCAATACAGGGACATCCAGCTATCAGTTTGCTGTTCGCAAAAATGGTTCCACGGACGATTTCTATAATCATACCTCAAGGAGTCATTTGTGGGTAGGGGTAGGGGTTGACGAGAATAGAATATTTGAGGCAAAAGTCAATAACACTACATATATGCAGATATGGCTCTGTGGCTATACTCTTGGGGGGGTGGTCTTTTACACCAATGCCATAGACAAGTCCCCTACTGCTGGGGATTGGTATGATATGGATTGCTCCTCTGAAGCCCCTGATGCCATAGCGTTGTTTTATCTTATTACCGGAACGGTTACGTTCGGGTCAAAAGGCATTCGCAAAAATGGCTCTACGGACGATAGACATAACGGAGCTTATTATAATGATGCGCTAGGGGCTCTCATCGGGTGTGACGACAACCAGATATGCGAGGGATATCGAGACTCTACAAAAACATTCTATCTCATAGGTTACGTTATTTTTGGCGTGGAGATGAACACCAACGCCACGGACGTAAGCCTCGAGACAACTGAATCATATCAAGATATTACTGTCGATGCTGACGCAAAGGTTGCTTTTATAGAAGTTTTGAGTACGTCATACGTTTATTTATATGCACTAAGGAAGAAGGATTCTTCTGAGGATATTTATGAGAGAGCGGCTGCTACTCCTTTTGCGTTCCCCGAGTGTGACGATGATGGGAAAATAGAGGGGAAAATATCGAATACCATAGTTGACTTTTTTGTGGTCGGGTGGGCAGTAGAGTTTGATTCTGAGCTTCTTGTAGGAACTGAGCAGATACCGAATAATCCTTTCTCCGGAAGTACCTATTTTGCGCTAACCAGGTTCCAGGCTGTTAAATCTGGAGTGATGAACAAATTTTGGATTTTCGGCTGGTCAGCCAATGCCGAAGTGAAGGTTGCGATCTACGAGGACGATAGCGGGGAGCCTGGAGCGCTGATTGCAGCGAATAATACTGGACAGCTTGTGGTCCAGAAACAGTGGAATGTTTTGGGCATACCCGACGCTTCTATTGTGTCCGGTAATTATTACTGGTTGGCTGTTTGCCAGAGTGATCAGTATGTAACTGGGGCAGTTTATCCCACCACGGCGCAGACTCGTTATAAGGCTGCAACGTATGGCACCTTTACTTTCCCCGACCCTGCTGGGAGCGGCTTTACTTCAACTACATCATGGCTGCTGTGCCTCGCTGGGTGGGGATCAATTGGTATTGAACTCACTGGCACCATCGATGCCCAGGCCACCGTTACCGGTGAGCTGACAAGCCTTGCCCAGGTCACCGACTGGAAATCGCCGGGGACCGTTACCAATGAGACCCGGTCCAGCGGACGAAATTGGCAGAATCCCGACAACGCAAAAGCATCGGACAATTCCTATGCGTCTATTAATATGTATGCTGCCGATCAATTTACTTCATGGCTTCGATGCGTGAATTTTGATTTTTCTGAAGTCCCCAATGGGGCGATCCCAGTTGCCGTTGAATTTCGGGTGGAACGCCAGGATGTCCGTTATCCAGGGGATAACACCCATGTCCGCGATGATTCCGTCAGGATGCGCACTTCGGAAGGGCAAACAGGAGCGGATAAGGCCACCATGGATCAATGGCAACGTGATACGGATGAGCTTGTTTATTATCTCTGGGATGCAGACCTGCCGTCTCTTGATGCAATCAAAAACAGCGCCTTCGGCATCGATATAGCGGCTTATTGTGTAAATCCCGGTTCGTATGATGCCCATCCATCGGTCGATCATGTCTGCGGTAGATTATATTATATCCCCCAGGTAGCGTTAGAAGGCATTATCGAAGCCCAAGCCGGGATGCAGGGTATTTTCTCCGTAGCCCGTAAGATTGCCGGGGCCATCAGTGCCCAGTCTGGGGTTGCCGGTGCACTGAAGGTCTCAAGGGAACTCATCGGTGCGATCGCATCCCAGGCCTCAGTACAAGGGGCCCTGCGGCTCTCCAAAACGCTCTCCGGGACAATTACAGGCCAGTCCCTGGTCCAGGGGGTCATCGGACTTGTCAAATGGCTTTCCGGTGTGTCTGCCGCCCAATCCACGGCGGAAGGAATTTTGAGCACCGGTGGGGAAGAACCGCTGGTTGGCGAGGTTGCCGCCCAAGCCACTATCGAAGGGGAACTAAAGGTTGATAAAAAGATCACCGGCGAGGTAGCGGCCCTATCCGGAGCGCAGGCGGAACTGGCCCGGGTCATTAAACTCACCGGCACTATCGCCGCCCAATCGAGCATAGCAGGGGAGCTCCAAAATGGAGAGGTCCTGCTTGCTGGTATCATCGCCGCCGCTACTACTGCCGAGGGCGTCCTGGCCGGGATATGGGCGATCACCGGCGAGGTGGCAGCAAAGGCCGAGGCCGAGGCGGTCCTTACCGTGCCCGGTCCTGGCCAGCGCCAGAGTCAGATGTTTTTGGTGATTTAATGAAAAAGGACAAAATCTCGCACCGCCATGTGGCGAATTCAAAAAGGCGAGATCCCGCGAAGCGGGAGAAGGAGGTATGACAGATGAGAAAAAAGATTGTTCGGTTGAAAGGCAAAGGCAAGGCCACCCCGAGAGGCAAGAGCTTATTCAAAAAGCTCTTTGCCGGCGTGGCTATCGCGGCGATGGTCGCCCTGTTCGCCGTGCCGGGGCTCACGGGGTCGTTCGGGGACTATCTTGAAGATGAGGTCCTGGACCATATCTTTGGGAAAGGTTCATATACCCCGCCCACGATCTACGTGGGACTTTCCACTGCGGATCCCACGGATGACGGCTCTGGCATTGCCGAACCGTCGGGCAATGGTTATGCCAGGGTACAAACCTCAGCCAGCGACTGGAACACGGCCTCGGGGGGTGCGATTGACAATGCGAACGCCATTACGTTCCCCGAGGCCACGGGGAGCTGGGGCACCATCAGTCACTTTTTCCTGATCGACTCGGATACCGGGGGCAATATGCTGGCCCACGGATCATTAGGTACATCCAAGGCGATCGGCAGCGGTGATACGCCTAAGTTCTCGGCCGGGGATTTAGACGTCACGCTTGATTAATCCCCTACCGCCCATTTTCTCATAAAGTGGGGATGTCGCTTTAACGACAGCGCCGGCTCGCCAGCCTCGTGGGGCGTATGATGGGGTGGGAGGCATAGCCTCCTGCCCCAAAATCGCCATTATTTTGGTTATTTTTGCGCTGAATTAACGGACGCTTGTCCTAGAATATTGGTACAATTTCGGGGTTTTTAGGCGGGAATTAGTCGCAGAATTTATTGTTTTGGTCTCATTTTCTGTTGTTCAAAAGTCTCATTTTCTGTTGAAACCGACATCCTGTGCAGTTCCTGCCCTAGAGAAGGGTGATAATGAGGGAAGAAG